GGTGTACTCCGGTTTAAGGGTGGGGTCGTAGGCGCGGTCGATCACAGAGGCCGGTGACCGACCTGGGGACCGGAAGCGCAACAAGCCGATGTCTGGGAAGCAGATGATTTCGTAGGTGGCAGCGGGGGGCACATCCTTAATATAGGCATCCCGTACTCGGTTTACAAGGCGGGCTAGGTCCGCCATGCCGCCACGCTCAGGTAGCCGGAAAGAGCAGTCAACTAGTTTGGTCATCTGGGTCCTCTTCCAACGGGCGGTTGTTGGGGCATGTGTCAGGGTTACACATTTCGTACATCCAACGGTAACATTGGCCGCACCATCTAACTGTACGGCCGTCGTCTTTATCGTAGTCCATTGGCATTTAGCCGTCCTTTCTGTTCTTTGTCGTTATACTTCCCCCAATTCCCACCGGACTTGCAATCCACTGGGATCACCATCTCGCGGCCGTGGATGGTGACGGGGACGAGCATCTTGGCCAACAAACTGTCCAGCGCCTCGGTCGTTGACGCCGTACCCCACGCGCCCTCGACTGTACCCAGCAGCGCATCGTGGACTTGTGCCATCAGCCATACCTCGTTGGGGTCCATCGTATCCCATATCTGCCACAAGCCACACGACAGGATATCGGCGACCATAGACTGGGGGATTTGTGCCACGGCCTGTTTCCAAGTGTGCTGATCCCATGGCCTGCCAAACAACTGCCGCCGCCGGCCCAACGGTGTGACCACAAACCCATACGAGCGGACTTGATTCACAATTCCTGCTTGCCAGACCCGTATGCCAGGGAATTGGTCGAAGTATCGCTCCTGGACCTCGCATCCAATCCGCTGTGGTAGGCGAGCGAGGCGCGCCAAGCCAATCCCGGTGAGAAGGTAGTTGGAGCCATGTTGGATGCGCTTGGAGTTGTATCGGTAGCTGTGCTCTTTGTCCCAATCCGGGTGTAGTTCTTCAGCCAGTTTCTTATCCGCTGCCAACTCCCCAGTCCATGCGATCTCGGGCCATATGAGGCGGCAGACGTAGGTGTGCACGTCGCCGGATTTGTGTGCATTGATATAGGCTTCGTCTTGGGCAAGGTATGCGACACAACAGGACTCCGCTTGTTCGAGGTCAGCATAGAACATAACACGGCCCGGGTCGGCGCGGAAGACGTAGCGCAGGCGTTCTTCTATGTTCTGGAGATTGGTGCCTTCATCAAATGGATTTGCAGACGACGACCACCGGCCCGTGTCCGCAACACCAACTCCAAATGTAGACCGCATTCGCCCGTCGGTAGAAACGGTGCTACTGAGGACTGAAGCTTGATCTCGCAACCGTCTAATCTTGTCGATCCATAACACCGCCCAAGCTGCCTTAGGATAGCGCCGCCCAATTCGTTCTCTAACTTCTTTATCTACACTGTCTTTGCCTTTCTTGTTCTGCATCACTGGAACACCTAGCAGGCCATGCAGCAGGTGGGCTACGTCATCGTCTGACATGGGGTTGAACGCAGCGATGCGGTTGCGGGGGATGCCACAACAGCGACACTTGGCCTCGACGGGCAGGATTCCACGAGGCCAGAGGTGGTGTGCACGGGCCGAGGCCAACGCCCCTGGCTCCTTCTTCGTGGGCATTGGGAGCCCGCCAGGGCAGGGACCGGGAGTGGTCTCAACCTTGTCCCACAGATAGACAAGTTGCTCGTTGAGTCTTGCCGTCTTGGCTTCGGCCTCGGTGCGAAGAGCGCCAAGGGCCTCCTGGCGGGCTTTTTCATCTACCAGCACGCCACGCTGCATCATGGTCATGGCGGGGGCTTGCATGCCAAGCTCGTAGTGGTAGGTGCGGGCGGTTTGGGGGGTGAGGCGAGGGTGAAGGGCGTCCCATACGCCGCGGGTTACGGTGCAGTCAAGGGAGTTGTAGGCCCAGTGTTTGAGCAGGCCGGTTGGGGGCGCGGTTAGGAGGTCGTGGGCAGTTAGGATGTGGGCCATTAATATCCTCGGCCGCTATCTTCGTATTCTCTATATCTCCATGCCCCTTGAGCATCCAAAGGGGGTATATGAACCCACCTTCGTTTTATCCATTCGCCCCAACACCAAATGCAGTTTTCCATTCGTACAGGAAACCAAGCAAACCATAGGTGCCATTGACTATCGTCTTGTTTGGTAGACTGATAACCCCATTTCATTATCCAAACCTTTTGTCATCCTGGTTAAAGCCCATTAACTTCCATGGTCCTTGGCCGGTATAACAGGCGCCCATGAAGGCAAGGTCCTTCGGGAGCTCAGGGTATAATGCGTGATGTAATAGGCGTGTGTCTTCACAGTAATTAAGGATAGGAATTCCTACCGTATTCCACAAGTAATAAACGTCGTAGGTGCCGTTCTGTAGCAGCTTGCGGGCCGGCATGGCGCACACCTCCCGGACCCAGTTCCAGGCCGCGACCTCCTCCTCTACCGTACGCCAGTACGACCCCGACGGCTTGCGCCCGTCACAGAACGGCACCGTGATGGCACGGTCGGGGCCGGAGCCAAAGCCAACGCATGTGATCTGCCGTCGGGCGGGGCTGGTCTCGATGTCGATGCTGATAGGGTCGGCGTGCTCCAGGAATTGTTGCCGGAAGTACTGCATATCGGCCAGGGTAGGTTCGAGCCAGAGTTCCATACGTGGTGGCACAATCAGGGGCCCCCGCCACGCCTCCATATCGGCCTTGATAAAATCGGCGGACACTATTGGGAACATCTTCCACTCTCGCAGCACGTGGGCGGGGTGATAAGTGGGCACGATCTTCTGCCCGGGCACCAGTATCGTTGCCTTGCTCACCGCGCCACGGGCCTTGCTGATCAAATCCACGCCGGTGAATTGACCCAACACGTCCGCTCCTAGGGGCACAGCTACGGGGGCGCTGGCGGCCGCAAGCTCGGTGCGCAAGCGCTCAAGATTGTTGGCTAGCCGCGGGCCGCTCTCTTTGATCCACGGCCTGATGTCGTTATTCGGGGCTTGTTCATCAAACAAGTTAGTGACCAAACAGCGCCCGCGGTCAATGTTAGCGGTAGCAAGTAGCTGGTCAAACACGCGGCCACTAGGTCCCGTGAGAGGCACGCCCGTGACCAGTTCACGGTCGCTAGGCGCCATGCCCACAAATGCGATGTGGGCCCGGGTGCCAGTGGTGGGGTATTGGGGTGGGACATGTTGGAGGGGCATGTTACAGGAATTCTTTACGCAGTTTGTCTTCTAACTCTCGGTCGTTAGCATATCGGACTTGGATTCCCAGTTTTTTCAAGAACCCATCAAAATACTCCCCGCTCCACTGTCCATCGTTCAGGGACCACGCCCCCAGTAACTTTCCACCCTCAAACATTCCTTGAACCTCTCCAACTCCATCGTTGCAGATATATACGCAGTCAATAATTTTCATTAGTATCTCCTGAAAAGGGAGCGGACGCAGCCTGTTCCTTGCTGTGTCCGCTGGTTAGGGCCTCTACCATGATGGCTCCACAATCGGCCTAGGACCTCGGCTTACACGCTTTTGGCGTTTCGCATTCTGGACCGTAGGTGGCGAGGGAACAGCCTCCATCCGACCCTAGTTGGAAGCGGGGGCGGGATTCGAACCCGCGATTTCCAGTTTATGAGACTGGCGAGGACGGCCGCTCCTCCACCCCGCAGTGGGCGTTAGTCTACGCTCGTGAAGTTCTTGGTCGTGTTGGTCGTGACGACCTGACCAATGTTGTTGGTGTAGGTTCTGACGCCAACAAGCGCCCTGACTACAGGCTTGGACTTGTTCAAGGCGTCCAGGGCCTGACCAAGGGTCCGGCCCGACATGTCGATGCCGTGCTTTTCGATGTGCTGGCGGATGCGGAACAGGTCAGACTTCTTGCTGGTCTTGTTGATCTGGAACCGCTGCCACAAACGCTGGCCAGTGTCGGCCGTGGCGGCCTCGTCTGGGTCAACGTCTTCCTCGGCGGACTCAGGGTCGTAGCCAAACAGCACGATATCCGGGTCCTCAGCGTTGTCGGCTTCCTTGAAAGAAGCGAACGCGGCCTTGAGAACCCAGGTGCCAACCGGCACCAGGGGCGGCGCTTCGACCTCGTCCATCATGGTGTTGAGGATGGAGTCGTAGTCCGCGGCGGCGTTGGATGCAGTCATGCATGTGCTCCATTTGGGTTATCGGGGACTAGTAGTATATGGCGATGACACCCGCCCCCGTCAAGAGGTGCCATCCTGGCGGCCTAGCGGCCGTTTCCTAGCAGCGTGTTGAAGATCGTCAGCAGCCCAGTCTCCACTGGCAGCTTGGCCGGCAGCCCCTTGGCCGGCACCTTCACGTCCACGTCGGCGGCAGGTATGGTACGGATTACGCGCTTTACCTTATCGCCATTGGCCTCGGTATCGAAGTACAACATGATAGGGAAATGCGAGGCAGTAACGCTGAGATTGTTCTGACCCAACACATTTGGAACCCATTTGATAGGGAACACGTTTGCCACTGCGATCTTGAGATCGTCTGCTGCCTGTTGTGCCGTGGGACTGGGCTTGTTCTTCGACCAACTCTGCTCGCCAGGCATATCAGGCATCATGAGCTTGGTGTGGAATGTGACGTAGACGTGGCAGTTGATGCAGGCTTGGGTGATAAGCTGGTAGAACGCCATCTCCTGCGCCATCGACACGCCCCAATCTTGGCCGATCTTGGTAAGCTGCGTGCGGCCCTGTAGGGCAAGGGCTTGGTTCATCGCGGCAGCGGACACGCCGCTGCCCGAGTCCACGACCAGCACTGTGTCGTTGCCCCAGTCGTAGATGGAGCCGAGGTCCACCTCGCCCGCACCCTCACTATACTTCCACGCGCTGAGGTATTTGATAGCATTGCGAAACGCGGTCGGGACTCCCATGGGCTTCAGGATGCCGTCTGGCCCGGCCACGAGCTTGTCTTCCATGATCGCGATGTCTACGTTCCCCCAGTTGGGCTTGTCAATGTACTGAAACAACGGCTCTGTGTTTCCGTCGAAATCCAGAATACGCAGCTTGTAGCCAGCGTTGGCAAGGGCCGCCAGGGCGCCGGTCTTGGCCGTACCAGGGCGGCCGAGCGCAGCGATGCGTAGGCCTCTTTGTCCTGCCGTATTCATGTCATTCATAGTTGGCATCTAGATGCTCCTCTATATACCTAAGAAAGGCCTCTGCCAAATAATCAGGCAATTTCGCGGATATAGCTACAATATCGTCAGCAGATTCGAAATAATAATATTTCCCCCTAAGCACTAATCGTGCATTTTCATATCCTGTTCCAAATTCTGGTATGATGAGTTCTGTAATAGACATTATGCTGGTTCTCCATTGTTATCGGGATCGTAAGGGGCGTCGAATCGTGCCTGTGGGCCGTTTGCCCCGGCGGGAAACAGCACTATGTTTTCAGCTATTTCTGCTTGTTCGCCCCGTAGTGCTGCCAGTAACCGGCTGCACGGCTCCAAGGACGGGATCAATTCTGTGCTGTACTTAGTGCGCACGTAGCTACGTACCCCCATTGAATTCCCGCCCGCGGGTTGGAAGGCCTCGATGGATGCGGCCCGGAGCCACATGTCAACGGTTTTGCCTGGGCCTAGAACTACTGGGATTAAGATGAAGTCAGGTGGGTTGTGTGGCATGGCTTTGCCTTCGTTGTTGTTGTTGTTGTTGTTGCTTACAGCTCATTCTTACGGATGGCGGCGGCGAGCGTGCGACGCGCTATGTCTGGGTCATCATCAGATATAACCAATCCGCGATCCTCTCCCGCTCTTCTTCATGCGCTCTCTGGATCAATGAGGCGCCGGGGTCGCCCCGCGGCGTGGCTGGCGAGGCGGTCTTCGGCGCCGCTGCTGGACGATCATGCAGGTTCCCGCACAAGGGACAGTTACAGGCCATCCTCATTCTCCTTTCCGTTTCTCCTCTATGACACCCGGCCGGCAGCCTTCATAGTGAGCGTCCAACATTGCGAGCGCCTGTCTGAGAACCTTCCGCATATCTCGCTTGCCCCAAAATGTAACGGCGCTGCTGTCGTCGTCGCCGGGTCTGTGCATGAATGGCCCCCGATATTGTCGGCCGCCAACTGTGGCAGGCAACTCCAGGTATAACCGCAGGCCGGTAAACGTGCGGCCGTCGATCTCTTTCGAGATGATTTCCAGGCGCTCTGTCATCTCCTCAGCGTAGATGTTAACTCGCATCCTCATTTTCCTTTCCGTTGTCTTCACGGCGCCACCCCAAGCGCGCCATAACTTCATCGAAGTCGATGGGAGCAGAGCCATCCAGCGTCTCGATTGCTCGCTGACGCTGTCGCGCTCGACGCCGCCAATGTTCGTTGTTACGCTCCTCGGTTGTTTTCGCAAATTGCTGGTCGAACCGGGCTACGCCTTCATTCGGATATCGGCTCATCAATCATTCCTCGCATGTGGAAATTCGCAGCGGCGCGGATCGCCCTGTGCGCACGGCTGTTGTCCGTCGCGGCACTTCCAGCAGTTGTGCGTGGCGAAGATGCCGGGACGCGAATAGTCCGGGGCGCGCGGATCTCGCGGGGCGTAGTGACGCCGTTCGATCACGCCGAGTTCGCCGCCGCAACTCCAGCAATATCGCATCTTCGCCGTAGCTTTGTGATTCATTTCATTGGGCATGGTCCACCTCTTCTGCCGGCCCCAGCGCACGGCCAAAGTTCATATCTGCCCCTCCACTCACGACCAGCGGTGACGCGAAACCACGGACAAACAGGGCAGAGTTTATGATACCAATGGTGCCCTCTGGGGGCTGCTCAATGATGCCGCGGATGTCATCGCGGGCCACGTATAAGGGCCTGCGGTCGGAGAGGAGTGGACCTGTAACGGCCATGAACTTGACGAACTCTGTAGTGTTAGCCATCTGCAGTCTCCTGCGGTAGGTGTTTTGACAACGGGTTCCAGAATTCTTGCTTGTAATCCCCGCCCTTGAGGTACATGTGCCGCACGCCCGGGTCCTTGTTACACACACGGTTAAACGGGCATCCGCCGTAGAGGGCGCACGCAGCGGGGTTGTACTCGTCCACGTCCGCGATGGCGAGGTCCTCTTGTTCCTTGAGCCATCGGCACAGCTTCGCCATCCACTCCTCGCGCTGGCCTGGGGTGCGGTATATGGGCTGCCGTACAAACCGGACAAAGTTCACGGCCACCTGGGCGGCCTCCAACAGCACGCCCTGTAGTTGCAACGTGTCACCAAACAACAACCAGCCCACGAGGTCGTAGGTGTCGATCTGTGGGTCGGGAGTGTAGCGGTTGAAGTAGTTGGCCCCTAGCGTTGTGCCCGTGGTCTTGCGTTCGCGTATGTAATGCTCGCCGCCCCAGACGGTAATCTGGTCCAGCGTGCCACATAACATATACGGTTCGCCCCAACGGGTTGTGATAGGTAGCGGTAGAAGAAACGGCCATTCTATTGCAAGCTGTCCATTAGGCATTCGCCACGGTAGGAACCATGATTCTTTATCGGCAGGCATCTCGTCCACGTACCAGCACAATGCACGGATCAGGTTCGCGCGGGTTTTCTTTCCGTCGTCGTGGTCTTCGAAATCGGCGCTGATTGCGTGTGCGTGTCGGAGGGCTTTTGCCAGAGCTAAGTCTTTAGCATACGTAGGCGACATTTTTCCGCCAAGACTCAATCCCGCCAACGTCTCGTCGAACACCTCTTGTGTGCTGTGCCACATGTGGCCCCAATTGGCATGGGCATTGGACTGCAACCGCCAACCCTGGCGCATACCAAAACGGTACCGCCTGTTGCACGTCATGGCCTCACGAATGGTGGTGGGGTCCCATACTATTTGTACACGTGGATCGGTGGGGGAGTAAAGGCTATTGATAGCCATGGGAATTGTCCTTGAGCTTGCCGTGCGGCTTTGCAGGGAATTTCATTTTAGGCTCTGTTTTGCGGCGTTTATTGTTACGGGCGTCGAATACCTTCAAAAGACTGGCTTGGTATGCATGAAGCGTGTCGGCATTAAATGGAGTGGTGGAAAGTACTTTATCTAGTGCCTCATAGATGTCTGGCACAAGCCATTTTAGCTCATGCAGCCCGCGGGATAGGGTACGATCTCTTATATACTCCCTATCATGGAAGCTAATGGCTTCCTTCAATTTTTCTTGGAAAGCAATTGCCGCGGCTTCTTCAACAAATCCATGCCGTTTTAGAAATACCTTGATGATTCTTTCTGCTATGTTCATTATCAGACGCGTGCAGCTATCACTGTCGGTATGGCGGATTTTGTTGTCATTTAAAGAATTTGCAGCCCACATAATTTCCTGTATGTTAGCCCGAAAGATGTCAAAGATTTCTCCCTGCACGCTGTCGGGGTATTCAGAGATAGGGGTATTGTATGGCGCTCGGTCGGACATGAAAGGCTCCTGGCTTAGGACGTAACGCAGGTTATTTGGACAATTCGTCCTTCGCGCTTTTCTTCTCCATTTTCTTTTTTACCCCTTCCAGCCACGCTACCCGCTCACGGCGATAATGGGCTACAACATCCATGATGTCGTCGGTAGTTACGAGGGCAGGGGCGCGTTTGAAGAAGTTATCCAAGGCCGGCGTGGCGGCGATAGTGTCGATTATTGTGTTGGCGTCGGGTTTCTTGGGCATGGTGGGGCTCTGTTAGTTGTGGTTGGATATGGGAAAGTAGGGCTCGGTGGCGGTGTTGGCCGCGGCCACAAGGCCGGCCTGGGTTGTATCCCCAGTCGCGGCAGTACGGGTGGCAATGTAGGCGTAATCGCCCTCGCCGCGACGGTGTTGGGTTAGGTGTGCGATGCCGGCCATAGCGGCACCGTAGGCCACTGTGGCTAGGGTATGGCACGGTTCAACAAACACCAGCACGGGGCGCCGGCCCCCGGCGCTGGTGTGTTCGTAATACATCCGCTGCCGGTCCACAGTCAACAATCCACGATGGTAACGATATGTCCCACCCGGCTTCGATTCCCGTAGCCAACGTAGAAATTGGTTAATTTCTTGAGAAATCTCCACTGGCAACAATTGTGTGTGCTCCTATAGATATAGTAAGGGCGGTTTGGGGGTTCAAGCCCAAGCCGCCCGGAGGGAGTGGTGGTGGTGGTGGTGGAGGTTTGTTAGTTAGGCTCCAAGGCCGTTGGCCGTGTTCCAAATAGCCCTAGGCAGCCACGCCCCCGCAGGCACGTTGCGCCCGCCTGTGGCGGACGGGTTGTTGGACGCCTGCCCACCGTTACTCATCAGCCCACAACCATCGGCGTTGAAGGGTACGACAAAGACCCTGCCAGGGGTATTGGCGTTGGAAGTGAACGCAATCACAATCTCAACGTTTGAAACCACGCCCGGGAACCGTAGGCCGGTCAGGAATGACCGAGCAGCGTCGCCGCGCAGGGACCCAACGGGGCGCATATCGGCCCACGGCTCAGGCGGGGAGATGAAGTACTGTAGTACTTCCTGCGGCGACACGCAGCCGTCGGTGTCGCCGTCGGCGCGTACGGTGCTGGGCGCCAGCAGCAGCAGGGCAAACAAGGCAGCAATGGTGGACTTGAACATGGGGAACTCCTTTCTTGTACGTGTTCCCATTATGCGCCAGTAGTGGCAGCATAGGCAAGTAGTTCGTCGGCGGGAACAAGGCGGCCAACGACGTCCCAGTTGACGTTGAAGTAACGGGCGTCGGCTAATGGCATGGCAGCAAAGTCCACAACGCAGCCGCTATGGACGTGGCCGTGGACGTTAACTGCCCCACGGATATGATTGGGATGACACGGCACATGGGTTAGCCATAAGCCATCGTTGCCCCCAGGGCTACCGCCAAACCGTTGGCCGCCGCGAACACGTTGGAATGCCTTGAACCACTCGGCCGTTACTGTGTCGTGGTTGCCAGCGATCAAACGCTTATGACCTGGTAGCTTGGCCAGCAGCGGGAGGTCTAGTTGTGGCCTAAACGTCACGTCCCCGAGGTGATACACTCGGTCCCCCGGCTTCACGGTATCAGCCCATACTGCGGCGATGGCATCATTCATCTCGGCCACGGTGGCGTAGCCGCGCTTGGCGGCCATTAGATTGTGGGAGAAATGGGTGTCGGAGATGAACCAGTAGTTCATAGCCGGCCTCCGGAGCGTAGGTATTCTGCAATGTGTTTGTCGGCATCTAGGGTAGATGCAGAGGGTTTTGCTACAGCCTCTTCTGGCTGGCTATCGTCGGCTGTGGCCTCGGGCTTCGACGCCTTTGGGCGAAGGTACCAACAATTCGCACACACCAGATCACATTTCTCTAGTTCTTCTAGCATGCTAGCTGGTGTAATGGCTTTGTGGATTCCCTGTGGAATGGTGAATAATTTCTTCTCCCCTTGCCGGTGAACAAACCTCATGGCCGGAAGGCCGAACTTTTCGCCGCAGTCATGGCATGGGCGGCCGGCCTTTGCCCCGGTAACAAGGCCTTGTAGTTCCATGCGTCGATTGATGATAAAGAAGTTGGAATTTGAATTGGGCATTAAATACCTCCCATAGGGTATAGAGCCTACGGCTAAAGCCTATGCTGTATATCCTATATATGGTATGCCATACCTTACGGTGCAAGGGACCCCCTCCGGGGGATGGGGGTCCCATCCCTTGCACACGCAGATTAGGCGGAAGCGCACCTAGAGGTGGTAGTAGGCTTACTTTTCCATCCACGGCGTATTGGCCTCCGCCCGCCTGCGGGCAGCGTCGATGATATCTGACGGCGTCACTGGGCTCTTATTGCCTTGGGCCTGCAATTCATCAGGAAGCGTGGGATGAATAAGCTCAGCAGGATGCCACCAAACATCCGTACCTTTGTAGCTTGAAACAAAGTGGTCATATTCGCCCCAGCCGTAAACGATCCCGTCGGAGATTTCTACTACGTCCGCGTTCCTGTCTCCCCCATGGCCTTTCGATATGTATCGCCAGTATAAGCCGTCATTGTGGGGTAGTTCTTTAGTCCATCCAGACATATTATCCCTCCTCACTGCCGTAGTCGGCAGGGTCTACTGGGATGAATGCCGATGGCATGAATTTTAGTTCAGCCCATGGGTATATGCCTGCTTGCAGCAGGCGGGCTACAAGCTCATTGCTATTGCACTGCGGTCTCCCGCGCCACAAGATCAACCCCCGTTCCGGGTCACAACACCACCAACGATTCTTGCAGTGGTATATATTCCCCTCTGGCGCCGCAACCGCTTTAGAAAATGGAATGAAACTAATATTCTTGTCGTCTTTCGTAACTTTAGACATCTAAGCCTCCTTTCCTGCCCGCTGCCCCAACCGGCAGCACGGTGCAACTAGTTCTGCCATTCGGCGCCACTTTCACGGCCGCGCCTAGCCGAAACACTACCGGCGCAAACGGCTCTGCTGCTTTCATCTTCAGGCATGTCAGCCGTTTGAGTCCCCGGGCGCCGTTGGTCAACAGCATCTCCACGTCGGCCGCGCCCTTGAGCGCGCTGCTGCCCCTTGCGCCCCGCTCCACGTCCTTGCCCGTGTGGTGGACGGCCAACAGGGCCGTGCGCGGGAACGCCCGCCGTATCACGTCACACCCACGGATGAACTGCCCGACCTCTTGGGCGGAGTTCTCATCCCCGCCAAAGCAGCGTGCTAGTGTATCCACAATCACCAACCTTGGCTTCCAGCCCAGCGTGTGGATATCCCTGACCAACGTTGGGTACCCTGCCACAATGTCCCAGGCCTCTGGCATGAACGCGATGCGCTCATCTGGGCCGTCTGGGTCGCGTTCCTTGGGCCGCAGGTGTGTCAGCACCCACGCCCTACGGCGGTACTTAAGGTCCGACGCGTCCTCGGCCGCGATGTACACCACATCACCGTCCCCGACGCTGCGGCTCAGCCACGGCCTTGCGTGCGCCACCGACAGCGCCCAGTCCAGGGCCAAGAATGACTTCCCGCACCCTGGCTCCCCGAACAGGATCGCGAATGACTTGTCGGGCAGCACGCCGTCGATCAACCATTGCGGGTCTGGCAGGGCTTCGATCTCGGCCCCGCGGTACCACCGGCGGCTCAGCTTAGCTTGCATCTTCGGCATGTGGTACACTACTCCTATGAGCACCGACACACAAACGCCAACACTCACGGCCGCATGGAAGGCCGCCATTGCAGCAGCACGCGAGGGACGCGGGGGTTTGCAACAGCATTGTGTGCTCGACGCACCCCTGCCACCTGCCGGTATTGCGGCTATGCTTGCGAGCCCGGCGATGCGGGCGATTAATGGTGGGGAAGCTGAAGGCTCTCATTCTTCTTGACTCCCTTGGCATCGACCGTAACGCCATTGATAGTACGCTAGTGTTGACCTAGCATACGATAGCTGAGATAAGACTTTGACCAGTCGTTTTAAAAGCCATCTTTCTCGTTTGCTTAACATCAGTGACTCTCCACATCCCGGCCCGGCGGTAGCGGTGCTGGTGCTGTACCGTCCTCCGCGGCCTTCTGGTTCAACTGTTTTGTAACCCCACGTACGGCCACGGGCAGCCAGCTCAGCCACGGCCTGCTTCCGGCACCATTATCCTGGTCCGTTAGTGCCGCTGCTGGCCGATTGGAATTGTCCCTGTGCTGCGCCCATGCCTCCCGGTCTGGCTTACCGGCCAGTATCCACCTTGCCCTCTCATTCACATACTCTGGCCCCAACCAGCTTGCATAGACGGCCTCGTGGCCTTTTCTGGCCCTCGGCGCCCCCTCCGACCCCGCCCCTGGCTGCGTTATGGCCTCACGGTAGAGAATATCCCCCGCCTTATTTACCGTCAGCCTCCACAACACGTCATTATCCCGGACATAGACCTCTTCGTATGTGTTTTTGGGATCGGCCGCGTTAGTCGCGCCACCGGCCGGTTTTGCGTAGCCGTTTCCTGTGCCGCTGGTATCAATGCCGGCCCCCCAGGTATTGGGGATCGCCTCCAAACTTGGAGCAACCTTGACCTCCATCCCCGTCATGTTGGTGATATACTCGGCTTGGTTATATGTCTCTACAGCCTCCATACAATACCTATTTCGCAACCACCACGCAGGGTCCATGGGCTTGGCTTCTGAGTCAAAAGCCCCCAGGAAGTACAACAACACTGCCGCTACAGTACCTGTGCGGCCGTGCCCGCCCTCGCAGAACACTACCACGTCGAACGGATGTTCAGATGTTGTGAACTCCAACAACTTGTCGGCAATAGAAACCCAATGCTGTGCATCTAGCGGCGGGGCACAACCATCGGAGCATTCGATAAACAAATGCGGCATATCTCCTATGTCGTCGAATTGGGGATTGTAGCCCAGCAGCGTCGCAGCCCCTGTCGTCAAAAACACCGGCGGGTTAATCCTGCATGTCAGCCCTGCTGCACTGATGTACAGGTTAAATTTATTCGTACTAAACCCCACCGACGCCCTATCGCCGCACCATATCCTCAACGAGCCTTTCTCCCAAACCTTAGTCACTTTTTTATGGCAATCATTATTTGGCCGCCATAGTGTGGGTCCGTGCCAATCCCTATCGCTATCATACCCCGCATGCATTTCTAATCCCTTTTTTTGCCTCCGCTCCTCTGCCCGACGCTGGTGTCTTTGCCGCTTACCTCGCTTGCCCATGATATGTGCAGTCCTTCTATTAACCCGGCTTCCGTGCTGTCCGTAATTCATCCTTCAAATCCGCCCACACTGTCGATCGGCAAACTTTGTAAGCGGCCTCAGAAGAAAACCCGAATGCCGGCACATGAGCCATACTTTTCATACCAGCTGTACTTACCCACTTCGTCATTACCTTCCCCCCGTTGTGGGCGACATTAATGGCGTAGTTCCATGCAGAAATCATGGCTTTCCTGTGATCATTAGATGGTGTGGCGATAAAATCGTCCACGGCCTCTACAAGCTTGCTTCCGGCTGTAGCTACATTAACCCACGGCTGGCCGCCGTATCCTCTGCGCCAATCGGCCTCAAAATCCCTAGTCAGGGCATCTAACATACCGCGCAGCTTGTCCCAAGGCCAGTCGAACGCTTGTTCATAAACAGTATCACGATCAGGGGTCGCTAACAGCGCCCCAAGGTGTGATCTCCATGGGGTATTCTTATCAACCCAAGCCTTGTAGTGGCAATCGCCGTGATGGTTGTATGGTTTATCGTATCTGTTATAAGTCGATTTTGATTTGTCAACGGTAGGGTCAAACCGCCCCGGCCCAGAATCCCAAAAATGTCGTCCCTCCCCTGCGCATGCCGCGGCAATGTATCGGGCTGCATACACAACCCCAATGCCTAGCAGGTCTATTAGATGATCCTTTGGCGTCCACAATACCCCTGCATGCATGGCGGCCACGGCCATATTGGCTTGGCTTCGGCTATTGGCACAACGCAAGCCTGTGCCGAGGCTAATTGCGTGCGCTAGGTGTTTGTAATCCCTCTCAGTCCACATTGGGATTTCACACTCTGCCACGTAACGCCGGCCTTCTTCAGGAAACTTAGTGACAAACACAGGGATACGGTGAAGTATGCAATGCACGGCGTAATGGGACGCCAGCGAGCCCCCAGGATGATAGACTACCGTGCCTTCCTCGCCTGTAAGTATCTTTACAGTCTCCTCCCATTCCAGCAAATCTCCCCCTGCATTTAAAACATTCCTTACAGTAAAGTCCTCTGGAATGTAATTGTCACTAGCTGGGCTTTCTGGCCCATCGCGACTTTGGACAATCTCCACCCTGTCTCGCTCTCCGGATACCCATTCTATATATGGCGTGTTTTTAATGGACCATGGCATATCCCCGATTTGCGGCCTCCATAAATCCTTCCAACGAGCTGCGCCTATTGGCGCAGGCACTGTGTAACTTCCATGCCCCGACGTGGCCCCGTCGTTTCCTGGGCCAATCACCATCCCACCGTTGGTCATGATGCCGCTCACCGTGGCGGGGATTATGTCCATAAAAATAACTTCCCCATTTGGGTCCGCGGCTAACGTGTCGCTGATGACACGCAGGGCATCATCCAAGTAACGTACCGGCCTACTCTCCACAAACCCATGGCGTGGCGTGGTAGGACAAGGCCGCGCAAATGCTGGCAATCTTGTATGAAACTCATGCGGCCATACATTGGCGCCATATATGGCCGATATGTGGCTACAGGGCCACATATTTATCCCATCAGGGAAGAGGCATAATTCTCCTAGCCCTTTGGCTTTTTGTGTGCGGTATTTGTACATCGTTTTTTCGTCTAGCAATTTTTAGTCCTCCTATAGCTAAACTGGCGGAACAATGGCTGCGGTCGGCGCCGGAGCAACCGGCCTCGATTCCCGCCTCCGAGACCTGGCATCGGCATACAAAGCCCTGGCCATGATTGCCAGCGTACGCTTTCTGCCAGGGCGCATCTTTGCCCCGCGCCTATCGCCGCCCCCTGCGCTACCCGACTTCCCCGCCCATTTCTTGAGCCACCGCTCGGACGCGCCGCGACACTGTCGAGATCGCTCAACCTGCGACAACGCGGCCGGGCCGCTGTAGCCTATGCCGTTGTAGAAGAACTGTATAGTCATGGGCCAACGTCTCCTATGGTGAAAACAATTCCAGGGCCACCGCGTATAGGTACAATAGGGCCAAAATAGCCAATAAACGCCCAATCATTTCACGGTACCCCATAGATTGTCTCCGATGGCCGCTCCGGCCTTCCTGCGGCCAAGATACTACGTGCATACCTGTAGTCTGAGTACGCCATGCCGTCAAACCCATCGGTAATCACCGAACACGGCGCCTGCCACGACAACATATCAGGGGTATCATCTAAAATCACGTACCTTTCAACCCCTGGATGCGCGCCTAACCATCTGGCGATTTCTTCGCCACGGCACGCCGATTTAAGGGATGGGGTATAGAAGCCATTTATGTTTTCCATAGACCCGTATCCGTACAGGTGCTCATCCCTAAACCCCATGCCCTTGAGAATGTGATACATGGCCCTGCGATCAAACAAATTCCGCCACGACGACGACACCACAATCTTGGCGCCGAAGTCCTCGCACAGCTTGTTGATCATTTCCACCGCAACAGGATCGGGCACACCCATAGTCCCCTTGTCGTTAATACACGACCTCTCTGTCACCACCACGCCGTCCATGTCAAGGAAGATGATAGGCGGTTCAACGGTGTTCTGGGGTTGATCGTCTACTGCCAGCGCCGGACTACTGTTGTAGTCTGTAGAAGGTGAAAAATCATCATACCTCTGCATGCACAACCTCCCTTAGAGGGGACCATTACAGCGTCTTGTCATAGAACACTGACACAATGCGTCTTACGCCTATGGCAATGGCCGCTGCGTTTGCCTCTTCGCGCGTATCGTAACTGGCGCGTAAATTACCAGCCTCTACCACATAGTGCCAAGCGGCAACGCGGTACACCAAAGCCGTCATGATGCCAACGCTTCCGTGATCTCAGGCTCGCATGCGCCCAGGGCCCGCAGTTCATTCGCGGCCGTGGATTTGTCCACAATCCCCGCGCGGACCAGCCGTTTCGCTGAGCGGAGCATAGCATCCAGTTGCAACCCGTCGTCGCGGGATACTGCGAGCGCCCGCATATAGCTATTGCTGATCATGGTTTCATGTCCTCCTCTGCTATGCCCTTGGTGCGAAGGCCAGCAAATAGTGCACCAAAGCGGCCATCTCGGCCGCGAGTTTGGCTTGACGGTAGTCCTGAAACGATACCGTTGGCGCTTGCGCGCCAGGATGCCTGCAACCATGGCCCACGCCACGCGAGCCCGGCAGCCGCGCAGGTGGCCGGTTGTCGTTTGCATAGTCGGCCATGCTATAACCCTCCTCTTAGCCACTTATGCGAGGGGCGGCGCGTTGCCGCCCCTCTGACAAGTGTCCGTGCGCCGTTTGCTGCTAGGCCGACTGGCCTTCTGTCGCCGGCTCCGGCCCGAACGTCGGCGTAAAGTCCACGTCCTGCCCGATGAGCTTGCCGACAGACTTGACCAGCTTGGTGTCCGCGTCGGTCCACGCCGCCTTGAGCGTACCCGCCTCGGACGCCTTTACGGCGCGCTTGACGAATGACGCCAGTAGCTTCATGGGATCGAATGCCGTGACACTCGCCTCGGCCTTCGCCTCGTACCACATGACGCCGCGAGCCGCGTCGAAATTCCACACCGTCTCCGGCGCGTTCCAGTCCTTCCTGACATACACCGCGTACGCCTTGCCGTTCACGGTGAACGTGTCCTTGGTCTCCCGCCTCGCGGGCTTCACCTCTACGGGGAAGTAGGCCGAGATGTACGCGGCCAGCGCCGCCCGCGACAACCCGGCGCCCATGGCGTCGAACAGCTTGGACGCCAGAGTCGTGTCGCCGCACGACTGCGCGTGCTCCATTGTTGCCAGCGCCAAGGCCTGGACCTCATCCATCACCTTGCCGGTGACGCGGCGGAGCCGCGAAATGCGCTTCACGATTTCATTGTACTCCAACATTGTCATGCTCCATTTGTGCATGTACCAGCTAACCCTGCTAGCTAGGGCCATGGTCCGTCATGGGCATTGCTGCCCGGCAGGGCCATGACCAAGGCTAGCAACCGACGGCGGCCGAGCAGGGCAAATCATGTCGGCTGGCCGTCGGGCTAGTCCCTTGTCCAACGGATCGCGATGCCGTTGGGGCATCCATTTCTTTACGGCGGCCGTAGTCCTGGGCCGCCGTGCAATCCGCCCTGGTCCGCACTACCTTGTGGCTTGTGCGCTTGCGCACCCGGTTGCTAAGCCGGCCGCTACAGCACGTTGACCGCGGACCGCAGCTAGGATTGCATTTCCGCCCCGTACAAACCGCCGACCGGCCCGCGTGGGCCGTCTACAGCGCCCGTCCGACACTTGCGCGTCAGCGGTCACCGTAGGGCGATTGGATAGCATGGCATTGGAACCGATCGGCCCACGCAACCGGCCGTTTGGCCGTGGGGGACGCGGTGCCGCCCCTGCTATCCGGGGCATGGTTGCTTAAGGCGGCCCTAGGCCGCCCGGGACAGGTTCCCTACTGCTCTTGCGGCTGCGCTCCGCTGGCGTGACTGGCTCAACCGTTGGACGACCTACGGCGCGTATCGCGCCGTTGCGCGGTGCCACGGCTGGCCAGCGATCCCTTACGGACACGCGGCTGGTAGGTACCCGCTGCGCTCTGGCTCTAACGGTCTCTTTCTGGACCTGCTGCGGGCGGCTCAACGGCCGTGTGACCGACCTGTGCCCGGCGGCCCGTGGGCCGTGCGCGGAAGATGGGCCGGCGGGGGCTGGGAGGCTATGCGACATGTTGTCGCATATGTTTCACGCGTATGGCGTACGCACGGCCACCGTTTGTTCTAACGCTGCAAATGCGACTCATTCGCATCTTGGCCGGCCTGGGCCGGCTATGTGCCAAACCGTTGTGTCAAATCACGATTTGTAACGCGGCCCTGTTACAATCCGTGATCCGCCCTGGCCATGCGCCCGCCGCATACCCGGTATGCACTTTCCCCCTACCCGCCCCCCTTGACAGGGCCGGGGACGAGCGGAGCGAGGGGTGGTCCATACTGGGGGTGGAGGATAAAAAATAAAAACCCCGCACATACACGCACACGTACGCACACGCATAGGTCACCAACACCCCCGCTATCCCCCTACCGGCCCCAGGGGTCGAAGGCCAAAATCCTGGCGCGCAAGCGCGCCCCTAACCGGACTCGGGAAGATCATATGGCGCTTGCGCCCCCCGATACGACTGCCCAACGGTGGCGCAGGCGGGATATACGGCGTCGCAAACCGGCGGCCAGGGCCCCGTTGCCCTTGAAACCGGCCTATGGTATACATATATGTAACACATAAGGAGCCGCCATAATGCTTGATAAGCAACCCGAGGTTAGAAACTGCCTTCTATGCGGCCGGGAGTTCGCGCCCAAACGATACTGGCAGCGGTTCCATACCGAGACATGTAGAAACACATTCCACACCATGTCCAGGCAGCGGTATATGGAGGAGCTTCAGAAGGCCCGGTCTGTGGAGCGGTCGCTGCGGGCGGAGCTCGAAGCCTTGGGCCGTGGGCAAGCCGCCAGGATTGAATCGCCGTGACCGTCGATTACCACAAGAACCCATCCCCGCCAGCCATCACACTGCCTGTCACGACCGTGGACGGCGCTAAAGACATCAGCACTGCGGGTCGGCAGCGAAAGGCGCGGGCGTGCTTTAACGAGGCCATGCGGCTGGCTCGCGATCTCAGCGCCGCCACGTACACGGCCCCCCAAGTCGCCGCGATCAAGGCCGCTATGGACCAACTTCGCTGGGCCGCCGCCCGGCTATCGCCGCTTGAATTCGGTGATCGGCAACCCAATACGCCTGCCATGGCCATCCAGATCAATACCACGTTGGACCTAGGCCAGGGTGGCACGGCCGCATCGCCCGGCGCATCCATCTACAAGCTTGAAGTCCCAGCCCAACGCGTCCAGGAACCAATAGAGGTCGAATATGAACCCGTCGATGCCGACGTATAGGTGGAATAAGAGTGAAAAAGAACCCCTGCCGCCACTCGTCCGCGTTCAGTGGCGTGACGCGGTGGCCTGGAGCACCTGGACCAGCTTAGAGGATGCCATACGAATGCAGCCAGACGAGGTTGAAACCGTCGCGCGGCTGCTGGCATGGGACGAAACATCTATTCACCTGGCCTCTACTGTGTCCGAAAGCTCCCAGGATGGCTACTTCGAGGCCACAAACTGCTTTGCCATCCCCAACGTGTGGGTATCTTCGGTCGTATACATGAAAGTAGACGATGTTTAAGGCCAATTGGGAAAGCACTTTCAACCCCAACCCCCTCCAAAAGCAGTTTATCGAGTCCCGTGCCGTCGCAGACCTCTTCAGCAGCCGTATGGGGGAGGGCAAAGCTCTTAGCGTAGACTGCCCGATCCCCACCCCCTCTGGCTGGGCTACCATGGGCGAACTTGCACCGGGAGATTTTGTGTTTGATGAGCGGGGCCAGCCTTGTCGGGTCATGGCCGTTTCAGACGTCATGGCAGGACGCCCGTGTTTCAGAGTGAAGTTCTCGGATGGCGCGGAAATTATTGCTGACGCGAAGCACCTTTGGCTAACGACAACGCACAACAGGCCGGAACGCGACACCACAAAAACCCGCACAACGGAAGAAATCGCCGCTACCCTTGTGGCTCACAGCCTTTCCAATAAATGGAACCACCGGGTCGCCATTGCAGAGGCGCTAGATTTGCCCGAGCGTACATTACCCATCGACCCGTATGTACTTGGGGTTTGGCTTGGGGATGGCAATAGTTGTGGCGGACGAATTACAATCGCGGATACGGACACTGAAATCATTAATCACATGCGGGCCGCAGGGGAAATAGTTGGCCCAAAGGGCGGAACAGGGTCTAATGGATATTATCGAGTTATAGGCTTGACTACGCGCCTCCGCCAAGCGAGCCTGCAACATAACAAGCATATCCCAGCGGCATATATGCGGGCCTCTAAGGCCCAGCGCATAGAGCTACTTCAAGGGTTACTGGATACGGATGGTACTATTTCTCATCGTGGCCAAGTAGGGCTAACTCTCATGCGTCGGAAACTCGCAGAAGGGGCGCTGGAATTGGTGCGCTCGCTGGGGTTTCGTGGGGCCATGACAGTGAACCCGGCGGTTTTGAACGGCCGCGTCGTGGGTACTAGATTTCGAATTCGGTTTCAAGCCCCAAAAGGCACTCCGGTCTTCAAACTTGCTCGGAAGCGCGTTCGGCAGCCAGAGCTTCCTCCAACACGCCCGCTGTCCATGAGCCGCATGATTGTCGGGTGCGAGGCTGTGCCGAGTGTTCTCGTGAAATGCATTGCTGTTGACAGCCCATCCAGGCTGTTTCTAGCAAGCAAGCACTTGGTTCCAACGCATAACTCCGCCGCCTTGGCATGGGCGCCATACTACCACACAGTCCATAACCCCGGCGCACGGTGGTTAATCCTCCGCGATACCCATGAAAACCTAGAACGCACCACCATGAAGGAATTCTTCAAGTGGTTTCCGCCTGGAATAATGGGCACCTACCACCACACGCGCAAATGCTTTACCTGGGCCGATGGCGTGGCCTCGGGCGAGGTGCTTTTCATGGGCCTAGACGACCCAGCGGATGCTACTAAGCTCCAGTCAATGGAACTAGCGGGCGTTTGCATGGACGAACCTGCCCCCGCCCAGGGCTCGGGCGGGATAGACGAGCTGGTATTCGACATCTCTCTCAGCCGGCTTCGGCAGCCGGCCATGCATTGGTACGGCATGAAGCTTGCGGAGAATAACCCAGACGAAACGCACTGGTCTTACCGTCGATTTGTGCAGCCGGGTACTGACGGGTTCGCGGTGTGGCAGCCGGTGGTGCCGGAGAACGCCCACAACCTGCCAGCAGACTACTACGAAGGCCTAAGGCGCCTCTGGGCGCACCGCCCAGACCTGCAACGCCGGTTTATCGACGGCAAATTTGGATTCCAGTCCATTGGCAAGGCCGTGACTCCTGAATGGGCGGACGACGTACACCTTGCCCTTGGCCTCACCCCCGTCCGCGGCGTGCCTATCACCCTGCTTTGGGACTTCGGCCTCAATCCGACGTGCATCATCACCCAAGTCACGCCCCAGCGGTCGTGGCTGGTCCTCGATGCCATGGTCGGCGACGGCATCGGCGTCGAGGAATTGTGCGACGAGTGGGTAATCCCACTGCTGACAACCCGCTATCGACAGCACACATGGTCGCACATAGGCGACCCGCAGGGCGCGGCCCGTGAGCAGTCCGCAAGCAGGCAGACTGCGGTACGGATGCTAATCAAAAAGCTCGGAGGGCAGTGGCGGGCTGGGCCTAAGAACATCGACGGCAGGGTGCAGCCGCTGAAGGCCGCCCTCGTCAAGCAGAACGGCGGCGTTGGCATGGTCCGCGTGGACCGTCACAGGGCCGCGCCTGTGTGGCACGCCCTTCGCGGCGGCTGGCACTACAACGTCACCCGGGCTGGCGTCACTAGCCACGAGCCCGTCAAGGACATGCATTCCCATCCCGGCGATGCGATGGGCTACGGGGCCGCGGTGCTGTTTCCGATGGGTAAGATGCAACAAGGAACCGGCAGGCCAGTCAACATCCCCGCCGCGGCTGGGTTCGGTTGGCAAGGCAAGCCCCCGGCCAGCACACGCACCCGCGATCCCTTGCTTCGAGGCCGGCCAACTGATAAACTCCCTAAGACTTTAGAACAAGCTCGCGCCCGTGGGCAGGGTGCTAGTTACATCTGGGCCAGGGACACAAGCTCAACGGACAAGAGAGGAAACCAATAATGCTAAACGTACCGGGGCCGCTGAAGGGCGAGGAACTGATCCAGGGGTTTTTGGAGATCATCAAGAATCCGGACGTATGGGTTGGCAAGCTGGCCGAGTACAACGCGGCATACGAGAAAGCCTCTAAGGCCATAGACGAGGCCATAGCATCGCAGGAAAAGGCTGAAAAGGCCCAGGCCGTAGCAGACGCGTGGAACAAAGAACTAGAAACCAAAGCCAAGGCCGTGGCTGCTAGAGCCGCAGATGTGGCCGAGAAAGAAAAGAAGTACGACGCCGCGTTCAATCTTCTGAAAGGCTAACTTGTGGCTGATAACGTCCAGGCCGAGACTGTAGTCACGCCCGGCATAACATTTGCTACGGACGACATCGGCGGCATCCATCACCCGAAGACCAAGGTCGAATGGGGGCCGTCAGACACGGCCACCCAGGTAGATACAGGCGCGTCTGCCCTCCCGATCCAGGGCGCCGCCGCGCACGACGCCGCAGTGGTTGGGAATCCCATTCGGATTGGCGCGCGGTCAAACGCGAACGAGCCGTCGGCGGTGTCCGCGGACGACGAGGCGGTAGACATCTGGGCGGATCGCATTGGGCGGCAGGTGGTCCTGATTGGCCATGCTAATCCTGAGGCGCCAATCAGCCTGAACGCGACGGCGAGCGGCAATACGACTGTGATCTCGGCGCCGGGAGCATCGTTATCGCTTTACATTTGCAAGGGCTCTATTCATAACCGCGCGGCGACGAATCGTCTCGTACGGCTCGAAGATGGTGCAGGTGGAACGATTAGGTGGCGCGCTGAAGTCGCTGCCGAAGGCGGCGGCGCCGCTTTCGATTTCGGTTCGCGCGGTTGGAAATTGACAGCCAACACGCTGCTGAATGTCAATTTGGACGCAGCCGGCGACGTCGATATCAACATTACTGAATACTACATCGCCGCATGAGTCATATTACGACGCAGCAAAACATGGTCGCCGGGCCGATTCCGTTCAAACCGCCGACGTTCACGCCGCCAGCGGCAAGCTTCCTGTTACAGGAAGACGGAACGTCGAAGTTTATTCTTGAAGATACCAGTGGCTTCATCTTGTTGGAGTAACCGATGGCCGATTCGAAGATCAGTGCCCTAACAGACGGAACGCCGCTACAGCCGAGCGATGAATTTGTTGTCGCCCGCGGCGGCGGCAACAACAAGATTGGCGGCGAAGACGTCACTGCGGTTCTGGCGCGGGAAGCGACGACGGTCGACGTCACCAATACAACCACGGAAACCGACATTCTTAATTACTCCGTTCCTGCTAATGAATTAGGCAGCACGCGAAAGCTACGCGTCGAGATGGGAGGCGACTACCTCAATAACAACAACATCACTAACGCACTTAGCCTCATCGTTTATTACGGTGGGACGACGATCTATAACGACACGGTGTCCATCAGTTCTACCAGCGCCTCGCGCCGCCCTTGGTGGCTGACATTTTCGTTGTGTGCAAACAACGCAACTAATGCGCAAGCGTTTTTTGGCAACTTCTCTCTCGGAACGAGTGGTGGAGCGCTCACAGGAATCGGCGATCTCGACACAGACGAGATCGAGAGCAGCTCGCCAATCTTCAACACTATTAGCGTCGATAGCACAGCAGCTCAGACATTACGCGTATCATTTACATGGAGTACAGCTAGCGCTAACCTAAGCGCTCGACGCTTTCACGCCAGTGTCGAGCGAGTGTGATCATATGTGTGGAACATTGACATGGTACTAACCCAACTGGTAATGTTCAAGTTCCATAGGGGTGCTATAGAAGCCGGGTCCGGCGGCGCTGGGCCGGCTATTAAGCAGCCCTTGGGATTCTGGCTTGGTATAGGTTTTAGGCCTGGAAGGAGGCTAGCATGACCGTTACGCCGCAGGGAGGGCCGGTTTCCGCTCGAGTTAGCCATCCGGCGCAGTTCGCACGCACTATTACTGCCCACGACACCAACGCCAACAAGGCCCGTGCTCTGCTCATCAACTGTACAGCAGCCGGCAACCTCGTTATCCGGGCCATGAACGATACGGCCGACGTTACCATTCCCATCCCCACCGGGTTCTACGAGCTTGACATCAGCGTAGCCTTTGTCCGCTCCACCGGCACCACTGCCACGGCCACCATCATCGGCCTAGACTAATGCCCCGCAAACCCGCCAAGGTCCCTGCTCCGTCGGCGATTATGCCCGCGGAGATCGTTCAGATTCTGGAGGGCTACCGCACAGAAGCCAAGCGCGCCCGCGAATCTGGCGATAACCCCCGCGACCAGCGCTGGCGCGATAACGTGGACCTGTACTGGAACCGGTTTGACTTCTCTAACAAGGCCGATTGGCAGGCCCGTGAGGTAATGCCAGAGGTACCCCAGTTCATCGACCGCTTCGCGGCGTCGATGAAGGAAGCGTTGACGAGCTCGAAGAACTTCTACACCATCGTGGACCCGGCTGACAAGGAAGGCGACCTTGGCCGCGCTATTCGCCGCCTAATGGACGTGTGGCTGTCGGAATGTGGGCGCACGCCCCAAGGCCATCCTGTGGCCTTTCCGGCCGTGTTTGAGGACCTGATGAAACTCGCCGGGATGATGAATCCGGCCGCGATGGTGACGTGGAAGTTAGACCAGCGCGATGGCCATGGCTATGTGGCCGTGGACACCATCGACCCCCGCAATGTATGGATTGACCATACCGGCCGCGGGCTGTACCGTGTGCGGCGGTTAGAGGTAGACAAAACCCAGCTCATGGAGCTCGCCCGGCAGACCGACGGCCGCGGCCAGCCGCTTTATGATCTGGATCAGATAGAACTCCTAGCCACGTCCATTAACTCCCAAATGCAAGAGGATCGCCGCAGGCTGTCCGGCCAGGACCCTACCATTACCTCCAACCGGCAGCCGTTGTTCCTGGACGAATACCTCGCCACCCTCATCACCCCCGATGGCCGCATGGTCGCAAAGGACGCACTGTGCGTGGTGGCGGATGAGAAGTTCTTGATCCGAGGCCCGGAGGCTAACCCATTCTGGCACAAGCAGGACTGGGTGGTCACTACGGCCGTGATCCCAGTTCCCCTGTCCCCGTACGGCCGCACGTACATGGAAGACTTCGGCCCCCTAGCCCGTACCTTTACCGAACTCACCAACCTCATCATTGACGCCACATTCACGTCGTCCATCAAGGCTTTTGCCGTGGACCCGACGATGTTGGAAGACCCGTTGCAGCTAGAGCAGGGTATCTACCCCAACGTCATGTTCCGCCTTGACGGCGGCGTTGGGCGCCCCCAGGACTTCATCAAAGAGATCGACCTGGGCAAGTTGCCAGCCGAGGCCGTGCAGGTCTGGCAGACCATCAAGAACGAACTCCGCGAGGCGGCCAAGTTTAACGAGATCGCCCTCGGTGGCTTCGCGCCCAAGGGCCGTACATCGGCCTCCGAGATCGTGGCCACGGAGCAGAACAGCAACGAGGTGATATCGTCGATGGCAAAGACCATCGAGGAGCGCGTGGTGGAGGTGTTGCTGAACCTCGTGTGGAAAACCGGCGTCCAGCACATGGACCCTAACGACCCCAAGCTGGCCCAGGCGGCCGGGCCAGAGATGTACGCTGCCCTGGTGCAGCAGCGTAAGGAGCTTCTTTCTCGGCCCATTACATTCCAGGTCCGGGGTATATCCGAGCACATCGCCCGCGCCCAGAAGCTGCGGGATATCTTACAAATCCTTGGCGTTGTGGGCCAGAACCCCATACTGCTCCAGCGCCTGATGCAAAAGATCGATCCCGGCAAGCTCATTGATGAGCTCTTTGCCCTTCGTGGCATCGATCTAGACAAGCTCTCCCTCTCACCTCGGGAGCAGGCAATTGCTGCTATAACCGGCGCCGGGCAAGGGCCGGCGGGGGCTACGGGCGGGTCGCCCCCGCTGCCAGGAGGTCCCGCGGCGGCTGGGGCCTCTGCGCCCGGCGCCGTCAGGCAGACGACGGGGTAACAATGCCTATTGGAAAGAAGAACCCATTCCGAGACGTTATGCGAGAATTTAGCAAAGGCAGGCTACATTCTGGCCAAGGTGGGCCGGTGGTCAGAAATCCTGAACAAGCCAAGGCTATAGCGGCGTCGATTGCTAGGGCTAAGAGAAAGAGCAAAGATGGCAATTAATAAATCGCCGGCCCGTAAGAAGCCCGGTGCATTTGACTTCCTTAAGCGACACCCTATGGAATTCGAGTTCAAAGACCCAGGCCGAGTCAACCCTGCTATCCGTATGATGATCCCCAAGCCACCCTCTCCACAACCGCGCCGCCAGCGCAGAAAGCAGTTCACGTGACCGTCAACATCCCCGCTGGGGTGGCCGACCCGCTATTGGAACAAGCCGCCCTCGGCAATGTCTCCGAGGCCCTACTAGCCCAATTAGAACCATTCCTCGACACCCTCCTGTCCGCGGTCGATAAGCGTATCATGGGGCTGATCCTAGCCGGTCCATTGGACCCCGACGCCGCCGTGCAGGCTTGGATAGAGAAGGCTGCCTACCTACGCCTCCGCAACTTGTTGCGTATGAAGGCGCGCGTGGGGCATAATGCATCAGTACGTGTAGACCATCTGCTAAACAAAGGAGCCCTAAATGACTAAGAAACCCGCCAAAGCTAAGCCCGTCGAAATCGTTGGCCTGCCAACCACGCTTGAGTTCCCCGGGGCGGAGAGCCTTCCCGAGCCGGCCGCTGAACCCACCAATCGCGAGCCATGGGAGGACAAGCTTGACGCGATTTCCAAGTCCTTCGAGGCTCGTGAGAAGCAGTACACGGAGCAGATTGACCGACT